TGCACGTCGCGGCGGTACTCGACCTGGCTGGAGCAGTGCTCCGTTCGCATCTGCTCCAGCCAGTCAGAGCCCTGTTTCAGCAGGTCCGCCACGGATTACTGCTCCAGGCGGACGCGGACGGTCGTGTCGTCATCGGTCGCCGCGGCGGCCACCTTGCCGAGGTACTTGTTGGCCCCGGACTCGTCGTCTTCCTTGGCCTCGGTGTCTCCGGCGTCCCAGTAGACCTTCGCGCCGGCCGTGATGGCTTCACCGACACCGGCGGCCTTGGGAAAGTCGAAAACGCCTCGAACCGCCAGTGCGCCAAGCGCGTCGGCGGCGATCGGCTGCTTTGCGACGCCGATAAGGTCGCCTTGTACGACTACGTCGCCTGCGGCCACCGCCGCAGAGGGCGTGTAGTCGATTGCATTGCCGTCATGGATGAATGTTGCTGTCGCCATATCTCAAATCTCCTGCTGTTTCGGGTTTGTCGATTGCTTGCTGAGGGGGGGCGCCTTTTACGCCTCGCCCTTGGCCTTGATCCCGCCCTTGGGGTCCTGCAGGGCACAACCGAAATCGTGATAACCCCGCATCTGGACGCCCAGGACGTTGAAGTCCGCCTCGGCGGTCTCGATGGTCGGGGACTCCTGGCCGTTGAGGAACGCGACCTCGATTACCGGCAGGTCGCTGGGGTCGGCCAGCAGGTACCACGCCTTGGCCGAGTAGCCGGTGTAGCTGCTGTTGGACAGGTAGCGGCTGACCTCGGCGCGGAACTTGCCCTGGTGCGGGTTGGCGATCGGGTACTTCGTGTCGGCCGTGGTGTCGCGGATCTCCAGCGACTTGAACAGTTGAGTCCCGATCGCACTGAGCGCCGTGGGCGCGAGTATGACTGTCGGCATGATCCCGATCGGCTTGCCGTCGGAATCGACCTGGTCCATGAACTTGACCTCGGCCTTCGTCAGGCCGTCAATGCTCAGGGCCGTGTCGGCGCCGGTGACGTAGTTCTTGTTTGCCGTCTTGAAGAATCCGCTGTTGCCCAGGAAGATCGTCCAGAACACATCGTTGATCTTCAGGCCCGAGCCTCGGCCGAGCTTGCGCGGCACAGTGGTGATCGCGCCCAGGTCATCATTGATGATGTCCCGGCGGTCGATGCTGAGCATCAGGCCGTAGGTGTCGGCCTTGTTGGTGTAGGATTCCTCGCCCAGCGTCCCGTGCTTGAGTTCACCGCCGGGAGCGACGATCTCGTACTGATCGGTTCCGATCAGCCGGTAGCTGGTGACGGTCTTGAAGTCCGACACGTTCCGCACCGCGCAGATGTTCCGCCAGGTCCTCTCGACGCTGAAGAAACCCTCCAGCAGGAACTTGTTGGCGACATTGGACAGGATGCCGCCGATATCGATGGTGCTGAAAGCCGCCTGCAGGTCCGGGCGGAACGCGAACCGCAGCACGGCCCGGCTGTCGCGGAAGTTCCTGCCTGTGTATCCATTGGCCCACGCCGCCTCGAGCAGCAGTTCCTGCAGGCCGATCCCGCCTCGGAAGCGTTTCGTGGCGGCCTCCAGCGCCTGCTCCCCATGGGAGGCTGTGAGGTCATCGGCCCGAATCCCCCCGGTAATCAGGCACGCGGCTTCCAGGACCTGGCCCGTCACCCCTTCGTCGTCGCGGGCGTGAATCGCCGGCGCCTTCGGCCGCGAGGCGCGAAGGACCTCCAACTCGCACCGCGTGGCGTCCCATCCCTCTTCGATGGCCTTGGCCTCGATGTCGGCGTGCTCGCCGTCGCTACCACAAACTTTGTGGATCGCCGCGATCCGCTTGGTCTCGGCGGCAGCCTCGGCGCGCATCTGCGCCACGGGATCAGCGGGGGTGAGGGTTTCGGCGCCCTTGTCGCCGGCCGCTTCGACTTTGCCTTGCTCCTTCACCTCGGGGTCGGGCGCAGTCTTCGTGTCATCTTTGACTTTGGTCTTCATGGTATTCTCCTGGTTGCTCTCTGCGGCGACGCTGGCGGATGTGCCTTTGTCCGCCCCGCTGTCGACGAAACTGATTTCCTTGAGGACGGCCTTCCGCACCACGTGCATAGGCCCCGTAAACTCTTTGCCGTTGACCTCGACCCGGCCGCCGGCGGGCACAAACTCGGCCTCAACGACCTCCGCACCGATGCTCGCCTGCCACGGGAAGCCTTTGACGCCGCTCTTGGCGACATCCCGCGCCCAGGACGTTTCCCGCGATATCAGGCCCTCGGCAACGAGTTGGCCCTGATCGACGGCGATACGCTGGGTGTGTCCCACGCCCTGGCGGCGCTCGTGATCCAGCCGGATCGGGAGGTTCTGGCTGGGGATATCCAGTCCGGCAAGGTCGACCACGACCGCGTGCGGGAACCCCGCGATTCGCATCGTCCCGCCCGTGTAGGCGACCATGCTGAATCGCGGCAGGTCGTCTTTTTCACCGCCAGCGGCCTCGATGGTGGGTGTGGCGGTCATTGTCACGTGCGTAAGCTGCTTTTTATCTGACATCGCTGTTGCTCCTTGCTGTTTCGGCCTGTTCATCCCGCCGCGGCGCTGTCTCGGATTCCGTCAATCCCAGCTCTATCGAGAGCTGCTTTTCCTTGGCCCGCTGGCGGAGCTGCGTCTCCCAGTCCTTGCCCTGCTTGGCGTACTCGTCCGCCAATGTGGTCGTGTTGTTCTTTAGCCGCCGCTCCTGGGCGGTCGCCTCCTTGGCCGGGTCCACGTGCTCGGTACCGTCCCAGAACCACTGGTGCGGAATATTCCCAAGGCCGCGAAGGAAGGAAAACTCGCTCAGCAGCTCAGCCTCGCCCAGCCACGCCGAGAGGATGCGGTCGCAGACCACCTCGTCCAGGTGGGACTGCTCGACGCGTATGCTCTTGAAGTACGTCTGGTGATCCAATCGCCCCGAGGCGTAATTGTGCCTGCTGGAATCGCCGGTGACGACGTTGATCGGCACCAGCAGGCAGCGGGCGATCTCGCCGAGAATCTCCCGCTTAAATTCGGCATAGGTCGTGCCCGGCTGCTCGGCCTTGATCTGCCCGAGCTTCCAGCCGTCCGGCAGCACGGTGGCCATGCGTTTTTCCAGTTCAACCACGTCCATGGGCTCGACAGCCGCAGCCTCACCCTGGGCCGGCGAGTCGGTGAACAGCACCGCCGCGAAATCGGCGGCAGTTTCCGCGGCGCCGAGGACTGCCAGCGTGTAGCGCCGAAGCTGGGCGAAAAGCGGAATCGCCGGCGTGATTTCCGGGACGCCCCGATGCTGGCCCGGCCGGTCGGTGCGGAACCAGTGGATCATCGCATCGGCCGGGATACGGTCGTACTCCAGGCCGGGCGACCACTGCAGGTCGCCGGGGTGCTTCTTGAGCACGTTGTACGCCACGGGGTTGCCGAACGGATCGAAGGCGATACCGTCGACCTCGTTAGCCATCGGCATGAAGGCCTGCGGCGCAGCGACCTGTTCGGCCTCGACCAGGAGGAGGTCCAGCTTGATCTCGGCGCCCAACTTCGGGTTGCTGGTCAGGATGGCAAACGCCTCGCCGTCGGAGGCCTTCGCCATACGCATGGTTCGCAGTTTTTCGGCCAGGCCGACGGCTAAGGCCCACTGCGAGAAGGCCTGCTCGACAATGCGGTTGGCTTCCGCGTCGTCGCTGAGGACCTGGAGGCGCGGTCCAGTGCCCACCATGTCGTTTGCGAGCGTCAGGACGACGCCCTTGGCGTAGGAGTTATTGGCGACTTCGTACCGGCTGCGATTGCGGAGCGTCCGCCGGACGCTGGCGTTGGCGGCCGCGTCGGCCGACAGTCCATCGGCGTTCGCCCAGTGGCGGGCGTTCTCGACGTTGGTGACCGCCGCATCAAACCGGGCGCGGATCATCCGGGCCAGAGCCCGGGACTTGCGAGATTTGCGCTTACCGAAGGGCCACATCAGGCTGTCCCTCCCGGCGAGATTTTCACCATACGCACGCCCAGCCCCGCGCCGGCCGCCGCCTTCTTGCTGGCGAGGTACTTGTCGGCGGCAATCTGATCGGAGAGCTTATGCTGCTCTACGCTGCCGGAGTCGCCGCTGGCCCTGGCCGGGCCTTCGGCATTGTTTTTGATCGAGTTGTCGAGTGTGTCGGTCACGGGCTCTGCTCCGGGTCCACCTTGGGCGGTCATAGTGCTTATTGCCGCAGAGCCTCAGAACTTCACATCCAATCGAGCAAGAAATGAAAATCGTGCCAGATATGGTATGTCAGACGATTTTTTCGCGTGTCGTGATCGCCCGATCGCAGTTTCGGCACCTTTTTCGGCGAATGATCCCATCGTTGCGCCGCCGCGTGTAGACGGTATAGAAGTGACCGCAGCCGCAGCGACGGCAGACCAGACCCACGTGCGGCGTCGTGGACGGCTTGGGTGTCGCGGTCTGGTTCATGGTCAGCGGCTCCGCTGCAGTTCCGATAGTTTGATGCGCCGCCGAGGCCTGGACGGCCCGCCCGATACACCCGGCAGGGAAGCGCCCTGGATGGACGCAGCGACGGCGCAGCCGACCACGCAGTCCAGCCAGTGGTTGTCCGGCCCGCCGGCGCGGAGCTTCCATTCGTCCACGACGCGGCCCCGCGCCTCGGTCCTTACGCGATACTCGGCGGTGACGTGCTCGGCCAGGAGTTGATGGTCGGCGGGCTTGCGGCCGAACAGCGACAGGCAACCGGGATCGCCCATGGACACGGCCAGGCGGGCGTGGATGAAGCTTTTCCAGTAGTTGGTGTCGATCAGGACGTGGCGGACCTGGCGGCGCCCCTGGATGTTGGGGATGCGCCAGTGGTGGCCCACCCGTTCGCCGCGCTTACGTTTGTACTCGCTGAAAGGCACGCTGGAGGCCCCTACGTAGCGCCCATGGCTGGGCATCACGACCGCCGAGTGGGCGCTTTGCCGGCAGAACTGGTAGACCACGTCTGTGGACTGGCCCCAGTTGGCGTCTATCAGGCATCGCTCGATACGCATCTCCGCGCCGTCGTCCCTGCGCCAGCGGCGGGACAGGTAATCGGCGGTGAGTTTTTCGAGGCCCGAATAGATCGAGCCTTCCAGGCCCGCCCCCGGCGCGGCCCGTCCGAGCGTCTTCTGCACGTCCCGCAACGTGAAGAACGCCCTGTGCTGATCGGGATACGCGCCGTAATCAACCACGTAGCCTGTGAAATCATCCTCCCACGCGACCACGGTGTGGAACAGGGCCTTGCCCTGCACGTCGATGAACATCGTCAGGTGGCTGGCGCCCAAGGGAACCATGCCTTGCTGATGGCCGTTGACCTTTGCTGCCACCTGCTCAGCGGTGACCTGGTCGGCATCGCCCTCATCCTCGGGCAGCGGTTCGTTTTGATACTCGGCCCAGAAGGCTCGCTCATCCTGCAACTTGAGGTTCATCGCATGCTGGATGGCGGACAATTCGTCGGTGTTGTGCCGTTCCGGCCAGGCTATGACCGCACCGGCGTCCATATCCTCGCGGTGCTGGCCATAGAACTCGGTGGCCTCGCGGCCGTCGCCATCGTTGCGAAAACTGTCGGCGCGGATCTGTGCGTACCGCTCCCAGAGTTTTTCGTTGGCCGGGAACGAGTAGATCAATTTCGTCCGCTGGCCTTGCCAAGGCGGATGTTTGTCCCGGTCGAGGATCTGGTCGGCCATGTCGCCGGGTCGGATCACCGTGCATGGCATGATCCCCGATATCTTTTGACCAGGCCCGGCGAGGTTGAGTATCGCGCCGTTGAGCGTCTCCATCCTCGTGCGGACCTGCTGGTCGCTGCGCGCCGACTCGTCGGTCTGCGGGTCGTCGAGCACCACGAGCGACGGGCGCGCCGCTCGGCCGTCGGCGCGCTTGAATTTCATGCCGCGAATACGGCTCTCGATACCGGCCACGCGAATGATCGCACCCGAAGCCTTTGAATCCGGGATGGTCGGCAGGACGATCTCGTCGGCGGTCCAGACAATCCGCGTGTGCCTGCCGTTGCACAACTGCCCCTTGGCGCGGTTGTGGATGCGTTCCAGGGCGTGGATCGGGTAGACCGCCTCGGGGTAGTCCTCCAGCAGACGCTCGTTGGTCTCGAATTCGACCTTGATGCTCTCGAGCATGCCGCGGGCGTGCCCGGCGTCCGAGCCGATCAGGCAGACAAAATCCCTCGCGCCGGTCAGCATCGCCCAGATGCATGCCGTCTCGGCCAGCGATGTCTTTCCGCTGCCGCGCGGCATCGCCATGGCGAACAGCCCGCCGCGCAGAACGGCCTGCTCGATCTTGGCAATCACCTTCAGGTGGTCGTCCGACCAGGGCAGGCTGAACGTCTGGGGGAAATACGCCTCGCAGAAGAGACGAAAATCCGTTTCGGCGAGGGCCTTCCGGTCCGGGTCGACCACCTCGGGGATGTCGCCGATGTCCCGCCCGATGGCTGATAGCTCGGCGTTGCGGGCGCGTGCGGCTTCCTTCATCGCCTCGTAGTCAGTCGGCTCCCTGGCCGGCGCGGGGTTATGGCGCAGCCACGCCAGCCAGGCGGCGTAGCGGAACAGGTCGACGTGCTTCTCGTCGCCGACGCGGTATCCGGCCCGATTGCGGTGGCGGCGCAATTGCCGCTCGCTGATCACCTCGCCCAGGGGCGTGGAGTTCAGCATCCGCGTCAGCGTCGACGGGCGAAGTTGTCGCGGGTCAATCGCCACCGGCCATCTCCCTCACCAGCCATGCGGCGTAGTGCACCAGGTTTACGCGTCCGTCGGGGTTGACGGGCGCGCCGGCGTCGATGTCGGCGCGGAGCATCTCCTCGGTGATCCGCCGGCCGCCGGCTGCCGACAGCACCTTGGCGGCCTGGGCCACCGTCAGCGCCGTGATACTGGGCGTTTTATCGCTCATCGGCCTGTCCTCCCGCCCACCGGGCGGTTAATTCCAGAGGGAATCTTCGCCGCATGCTCTAAGCTGCTATATGTTCGACAGTTACGGGCGAAAGATTCTCGCATTCGGGGCCGGAATTCCCTTCCCTTGTGCCGCCTTCCGAGCAAACATGTCAGTGGAACATGCGAGAACAAACCATTACAAGAAAAGGAGTTACGATGAGAACGAAGAAGACGAACACGGAAACGCACGCATGGCTGACGGCGACCATGCGAAACGGGCGCAAGCGGATCGAGACGCTCGGCTGGAAGCGTCTGGCGAAGCTGTACTTCGCCGCCAGGCCCGGCAGCGCCATCCGCAAGGCAATTAACGCTGAGGCCCGCCGATGCGGGTACACGCCCAGCACGATTCTTTCCATACACGCCGAATAGAGGAGACCAACAATGAGAATCACGAGCATCGAACTGGCGGGAACAAGCAAGACGACACTCCGCGACGGCGGGCCGGGGATGCCCGGGGCCTTCGCCAGGATCTGCCGCTTGCAGGGTGACGACCACATTACCGTGGAACTGCTGACGCCCGGTAGCGAGCGAAGCCACGAGGTTCAGGCCGACGACCGCGACGACCAGTGGTCGATGGCCCAAATCCTCCAGCACGCCCTGGACGATTACGAAGGCAGCAACAGCGAAATCGAGGAGTACCTCCGCGTGCTCCAGTACTTTGCAGACTGAAAGGATATTGCGACCATGACGACGAAACCGAACACGAAACGAATGATGGACGCCTTCAAGCGGGCGCGGGCCGATATCGCC